AACTGGAACAGTGGAACCCGCAACAGCGGAGACCGCAACAGCGGAGACTGCAACAGTGGAGACGGCAACAACGGATACCGCAACAGCGGAAACTGGAACAGCGGAGACGGCAACAACGGATACCGCAACAGCGGAAACTGGAACAGCGGAGATTTCTGCTCTTGCGATTATTCTTCCGGCATTTTTATGACAAAAAAAATCACGTATGAAGCATTTAATAAACAGCTTACTAAAGAAGAATACGATGCTCTAATAGAAAGTGAAGGTTTTACGATTTTACAACGCTTTAGGTTGTACTCATTTAAAACTCGTACCGAAAAGAACGGACAGAAACGCCTTATCCATTTATCTTATAAAGCTAGTTGGCGTATGTTTTGGCAAAGTCTTACACCAATGCAAAAACTGACAATTAAAAGAATGCCGCATTTTGACACGGATGTGTTTTATGAGATAACCGGTATCAAGCTCGGGCGTTTACAGAAGGACTAAACTATGGAATTTGACAAATCAAGAGTATACACCGCGGTCAATGCGGAAGATTTACCCATTGGGAGTAAGTGTATTTTTGCCAATAATGTTTTTACGTTAAAAGACCATGTGCGTAATAATTATCCGGCGGAGATACTAATCAGTGTTTGTAGTGAAACCATCACGGAACGCTTTAACAGCGACAGCGATGAATTCTATTCTTTAGCCTACCTTATCAAACCGACCTCCGAACCGAAGTACAAGCCGTTTGAAAGTGCTGAAAAAGCAATGGAAGTAATTATGAAACACGGCGGATGGGTGAAGCGATTGGGGTTTGAATATTATTATTTAATTAAAGGTTGTTGTTCTGATGGTCGGGGTTTGAACATATACACAGATGTTATTCCGTACAGTGCTGAAAGTTTCTTTTGCAGTTTCATCTTTGCCGACGACGGCAGCCCTTGCGGGGAATTGGTGGAGGAGTAAAACAATGAAAACAAAGAGACTTGAAATATTAGAAAAATCGCTTATTAAAAAAGAAGCCGAGCTTGCAAGGCGTTTAGACGAACATTTTGACGATGTTAAATCGGCCAATGGACAACCCTTAAACGATAAAAGAGGTGGTTATAAAGTTATGGAGCGCTGGAAAGAACAATCGCGCATGATTCATAAAACACAAGAAAGTATTGAAAAGACCAAACGGGCGATTGAGAAGGAAAAAGATAAGATTGCAAATGTAGAAAGCTTTACTGTTCCCGATGCAATTCAAGAATTGATTGATGCGGGAATTTTAACGCAATGGCGTAAATATCCTAACCGATTTTTTGTTAAAGGCGTAGAAAAGGCACGCATTGTGTATGAAGATGGTCGGCTTTATTCGGCATATCACACGGAAATTCCAAACCAAGAGCAATACGCTATTTATCGGGATGTGTTTAATCAGCTTGCAAAAAAGATAGCGGAAAAAGCTAAAAAATGACCTACTTATCAGTCTGCTCCGGTATCGAAGCAGCCCCGGTTATGCGCTGGAGTGGGAAAAGGATTAAAAGGATAGAGGATCAACCCAAATGAGTAATCAAATACTAAGAAAACAAGATATTGATCTTGATGCATGGAATGGAATGACTGATAAAGAGCGGCAACGGTTTATCAAGAAGATTGCAGCCCTTGTAACACAAAATGGCGTAAGCAAGGATTTCTTACATTTTTTATTACAAGAAACTATAAAAATGGCCGAAGCAGGGCGTTTTTTACCTCCTGATATTGTAACAGAATATACAATGGATCATCTACGCGCTCATTTTATCAATTATTTTCATAGTAGAGGTTATGGCGATGCCACTGAAAAAGAAACAGATGATTTATTAGAATTTTTAGAACGTATTACGTTTCAATATGAATAAAACAATACTTTGTAATATGCTTAAACGAATCGATGAGTAAATAGAGTGAGCCCAAAAGATAGGGAATACTTCACAAAATTTGTTGATGCAGCTAGTGAAATATTAGGCATTGATAAACCGGTAGATATTCTAAGGCTTTGTAAGATTGCTAGTATCTTTGAACATGAAATAAAAGAGCAAGCCTTTGCTGCAGGGCGTGAATACGAAAGAACAAGGATGGAGGGAACACCATGACTGTAAAAGAGTTGATTGAAAAGCTATCTGAATATGACGGGGACGTACCTGTCAATATCCAGAACGGTGATTATGGCGGCTATTATATAGGTAGCCGAACAGTCGCTACGATCTTTGTTAAAGAGGGCTGTATCATTTTGAATGATTAGAGGAGTAAAAAGGAGGCGCAAGAAAATGAAGCAACAGGTTATTAAGGAAGTGCAGGAATATTGCAGAGTACAAGAAATACACGACACAAAAAAAATACGCTTTAATGATTATGCATATTGGATTAGCAAACAACACTGTTTGTATAAAAAAAAATAGGAAGAACTGACTTGTATTCCCCTTCCACCGACAAGGAAAGAGAAGAATATTGTAAAGGCTTTTATGCTTTTTTAGAAAGTATTCCGGCAGAGAATACGAAAGAGCAAAAAGGGGGAGTAATATGAATAAATAAATCTAAAAACATCCTAAAAAGTCGCCTTGAGAATAACTATAAGGGTATGACACATCATGTTTTACGATTGCAAAATACGCCCCATAAATCCGAAATTCCGAAGGGGTAGGCATGGGCGGCAGAAAGAAAAAACACTACAAAAAAGGCGCGATACTTACTGCCGTCAAAGGTTCAGGTGGCATTATTACAACCGTTGCTGCTAAACTCGGCTGCGACTGGCATACGGCAAAAGCAAATATCGACCGGTATGAAGAAACACGGGAGGCATATCAAGATGAACTTGAAACAGGACTTGACCTTATTGAGGGTAAGGCGTTTGAGCAAGCGAGGGGCGGAGACGGGAAAATGATCCGCTTTATCCTTGCAACCAAAGGACGGGCACGAGGGTATGGAGATGCCCCGCCGCCTGAAAGCGTTGCGCCAGAAGATAATACCTTGAGGATAGAGATAGATGACAGTACCGAGTAGTACCCTTTTTGCAAAAGCGTATAATGCGGCCTTCCGCGCAATTATGGCGCACGAGAAAGAGCGGTATACCTTTACCGGTGGGCGGGCAAGCTGTAAATCATCGTTTATCTCGATTTGCATTGTCCTATTGATTGTTATGTTTCCAGAGTATAACGCACTCATTATACGTAAGACGGCAAAGACCCTGCGGCGTTCCGTATTTGAACAAATTGTGTGGGCAATCAAGATGTTACACCTTGAAAACCATTTCCAGATACCGCGCAGTCAAACTGCTGCCTTGCCGATTGTCTACAACCGTGGGAATGGAATTAAGCAGCAGATACTATTTGCAGGCTGCGATGATCCTGAAAAGATAAAATCACTTAAAACAGCTTACGGTTATTTTGCTATTCTCTGGGTAGAGGAAAAGACTGAATTTTCAGAAAGCGAATTGCAGAATATCCGTATATCGGCATTACGCGGCGGTGAGGCGTTTTATATCTTTGAAAGTTATAACCCGCCGAGTGCTACTCGACATTGGTGTAATATCGAAGCGCGTACCCCTGACAGTAACCGCATGGTAGTACACACCACCTACCAAGACATACCGGCGGCCTGGCTGGGAGATGCGATAATCCACGATATAGCGCATACCAAAAAGACCAACGAGCGGGCGTATGAGAATATCTACCTCGGTAAAGCAACCGGTACCGGCTTAAACGTCTTTGAAAATGTCAAACTACAACCGATTACCGATGATCAGATAAAAACATTCGATTATATCTACCGCGGCGTTGACTGGGGCTACTATCCTGATCCGTTTCAGTATGTTGTAGTCGCATATCAAAAAGCAACGCTCTACATTTTTGATGAGTTAAGACGTTATAAGCACGGAAACATAGAAGCGTTCGATGCCTTAAAAGACCACATGAATAACCAGTATGACCGGTACCGGTATGATACACGGCAAAAGGGTGAAAAAGACAGAATAGCAATAGAACGTATTACCGCCGATAGTGCGGAGCCGAAAAGTATCGCAGACTTTCGGGCGTTTGGAGCGGATATGCGCGGCGCTTTGAAAGGAGCTGGCAGCAAGGCAGCTGGTTATAAGTGGCTGCAAGGGTTAGACGCTATTATCATCGATCCAGTACGGTGTCCGCACGCCGCCGATGAGTTTACCCTCTATGAGTACGAAATAGACAAGCGAAGTGGAGACGTAATGAGTGGATACCCTGACGGGCAGCCGGATCACTGTATGG